GCCGGATTCCCTGCGCGTTTCCCGCCTTCCCGCCGCCGACAAGGGCGGCAAGTGGGAGATTTGCGGCATTTGCGACGGCATTGAACCGGACGTGTTTAACAGATTGAAGGCCCTGCTGGATGCCGGAAGGCGTGAAGAGGCCTGGGAGGGATGTCTCCAGTACGTCCTGGATAATACCGCCGCCGTGCGTTCCTGGCTGGGGTCTGACGCTTTTCCGGCCACGGAGTTTATGTTGCGGGACCATTTTTTCAATTCCGGGAGCAGGAATACCGGGAAGATTTTGCAGCGCGCGCTGAATGTCCACGGCGCCGGGCTTGTGGTGGACGGGATTGTCGGCCCCAGGACCCGGCAGGAGTTGCAGGACCAGCTGGCCGCTACGGGTGAAGCGGTGTTCCTTATCGCTCTGCAGGAGAAGCGTCAGGCGTTTTACCGCTCCTGCAGGCAGTTTCCGACCTTCGGGAAGGGCTGGCTGAACCGCTGCGACGATGCGTTCAGCGTGGCGCAGGAGCTTGTTTAGTTTTTCGATTAGTAAACACGATTATGGGATTCACCGGAGCGTTAATAGGGGCAGCCTTGAGTGTGGGAGGGAGCCTGTATAGTTCCCACCAGCAAAAGAAGCAGCAGAGAGCCGCTACCGTAGCGGCCCAGGAAGCAGCCAAGCGTAACGTGAGTGTGGGCGTCAGTGCCGCCGATCCCACCCAGGCTACAACCGATACCGGGGAAAGTGAGGAAGTCAACCGCCAGAACGCCAGCAGGCGCCGTTACGGCATGGCCCGAACTGTCAATCCCGGCGGCGTACTGGGTTCTTTGACCGGCGGACGCAAAACCCTGGGAGGATAACATGGAAATCGACTATTACAGAATTGCCCAGTCTCTGTTCAACAATACAAATTACGAGTGGAGACGGTATGTCCGGCATGTGTTGCCGAAGCTGATCCCGGCGGCGGATTTAGAGGAAATGAAAGATGATGGCATGCCGGAACGAGTTTGCGCCCGTGCCAAGACCGGCGTGCTGAAGCTGGCCAGCGCCCACCTCAATTATATTACGCCGCGAGGCCAGAACTGGTTCAAGTACGATGAATGGAATGAGATTACTGATGATGAGAAGTTCTGGCTGAAGGGTGCGGCACAGATTACCCAGAAGGAGCTGGAGGCAAGTAATTTTTATACTTCATTTATTGCTACAGTTATCGACCGTATAGGCACGGGCACGGGGCTGATGATGTCCGAAGAGAATATCAAGAAAGGCTCACTCGTGTTCACACATGTTCCCGCCGGAACTTATGGTCTTGCGGAGAACGAAGACCACGAGATTGACACGGTGGTTCGCAAGTTCAAGTACACCGCCCATCAGGCGGCTTCCGCTTTTGGGGAAGATGCTTTACGTGGAGCTATTAAAGATGCCTTTGGCGATAAGACGCGAAAGTACACACAGCAGTTCGAAATTTGGCACCTCGTTCTTCCGCGGGACGTGCCGCCGCTGGGCAACCGGAACCTGCCGCCGGAACAAATGAGTTGGGCGAGCGTGTATCTGGATCCGACGGAACAGCACATCATCAAGGAAAGCGGCTATTACGAGTTCCCCTACATGGGCACACGCTTCATCAAATACGGCAATGATGTATGCGGAGAAAGCGCCCTGGCTCCCATTGTGGACACTATTGAAGACAGCCTGATGATGCAGGAAGCCATGAAGGTGGCCGGACAGGCGGCGGCTTTTCCCCGAGTCCTGCTGACGGAAGACATGGTCGATGAAGTAGACTTGAGAGCCGGAGGGATGACGACACTCCGTCCGGAACAAATCAATAGCGGACTGCCCAGGGAATGGGCCACAGCTACCGAGTACACGGTTGGCAAGGATTTGCTGGAGATGTACAATGCCGAGATCGACGATGCTTTGTTTGTTTCCGTCCTTCAGGCGGTGAGCCAGGTGGAACGCCAGATGACGGCCCTGGAAGCCAACCTGCGCGATAATGAGCGCATGATGACCTTTACCCAGAGTTTTACGCAGTTCACGTCCGATATCCGCCCGATGATGGAGCGCGTTTTCTGCTCCCTGGAACGCCTGGGCAAGTTTCCGGATGATGGGAAGCCGCAGAGTTTGTTTGTGCCTCTGGACGAGTACGGCATCAAGATAAAGATTCTGGCTCCTGGAGTTAAATACATCAGCAAGATGGCCAAGGCTTTGGAACGCTACAAATTGAGCGGGCTGGTGGAAACGCTGGGACATGCCGTCAATCTGGCCAAGAGCACGGGGAATCCCGCATGGATGGATCCATTTGATGAAAACAAGTCCATCCGGTATATCGCCGACGAAACCAACGTGCCGGTGGAGTGCATGCGGAAACCCAAGGAGTTGAAGGCTCTTCAGAAGAAGCGTGAGGATGACGCCGATGCGATGCAGAAGGCAAAGATCGCCCAGATGATGGCCTCCGCCAATCGGGACAATGCCGGAGCCGCCAGCCAGGAAAGCAACCTTTCAGCATGACAACCATGAGAAAGAACCCACTGCAGGAAGAGACGAAGCGGAAGCTGGCCCGGCGCCGACGCATTTTACGAGAAGGAATTTCCGACGAGGCCATGGATGTTCTGAAAGAACATTTCGAGATTGGTCTTCCGGTGTTTCTGTTTGCCGACAAGCAGGGTATTCCGTTGAGCGGAGATCCCCAAATGTTGACACTGATGGCTGCCAGGCGCGACGGGCAGCTTCATGTGATCAAGTGGCTGGAACAGGAGCGATCCAGGAAGCCGATTGAAGATAATTCCACAACCACCAATAATTAAAATTATGCACCATATCATCACGATGCGAATGACCGTGCTGCGTTATCCGGAACCTGCGGATGCAGGAGGCGGACAACCGGCAGCAGATAATAACCAGGCGCCCCAGGGCGCCCCCACCGCGGCCCAGATGCCGCCCCAGAATCCGGAGGGAGGCAATCAGCCTTCGCCCGGGGAGGGAGGAAATCCGGCCGCTACACAGATTACTGACCAGAATGCCTCCCCCAATGAGGCGAATCCGTTTGATTTTACGCAGGAGGACATTCCGAGTCCGGGCCAGTCTCCGGAGGGTGGAGATTCCGGTGACGAGTATGTTTTGGAACTGGGCGAATCTTTTACCGGGACGGATGAGACCCGCTCCATGATTGCCTCCCATGCCAAGGCTAACGGGATTGCTCCCGAGGCCGCCGGCGCCTTCGTCACCCAGGTGTGTGATTCCCTGCTTGCCTCCCAGCGGGAGGCGGACAAGCAGGCTCTGGAATCCCTGAAGAATGAGTGGAAGGGGGAGTTTGAGGGGAATATGTCCGCTACCAGGCGCTTTATTGCCGATGCGGTGAAGCGGGGGGGAATGAGCAAGGAGGATGCCCAGGCTTTGATGAATCCTCATGTGTTCCGACTTTGCAACGTGCTGCGCGGCATGGTGGGCGAGGAACGGACGCGCGGGGCCGCGCAGGCTGCCGGCGTCCAGTCCCGCCAGCAGGAGATGGACGACATCATCAATAATCCGGATAATCCTTATCACAAGGATTTGTTCAATCCCGGCAGCAAGGGCTACAAGGCCGCCGCCGAGCATTTCAACAGGCTCGCAGGCATCAAGATTTATTAGTCTGTTTTTCTTTCTATTGGGCTATTGCGTATGGTGGCGGTGTCACGTGACATCGTCACCATTTGTTTATGCCCCGGTCTCGTGTGCAGTAAGGATGCAACAACCAAAGAACAATACATGAAGATTGAAAAAGCTATCATAGACATGTACGAGAAGACGCGCACCCAGCAGCTCATTGAAGAGCTGCAGCAAAAGGTGTCCGTCTTGACTCCGTTCGCCCGCGTCATCCACGGCTGCAACGGCAAGATGTACCAGATTCCTGCTGTCGGTTCCACGGAACTGAATCGACGGACCACCCGAATGCAGGAGATTGAAGCCACGGAGTTGGAGTTCGGTTTGCGCAACATGAAACCTCAACTGTTTGAAAAGTTCCTGAAATGGTCCACGGACGATGAAAAGTTTCTGGCCAATCTCCCAATTAACGCCACTACGATGGTCACACAGCTTACCAATGCGGCCGAGCGCGTAAAGGATGATGTCCTGCTGGGCACGTGTGTGGATATGGACGAGGATTCCGATACCTACGGAGAACACATTATCCAGACTCCGACTTCCATCATGGCCGATGCCGTGGACGGATCCCCCTATAAGGGCGGCACTACCGGCGGTCTGCTGGGCGACAACTACGTGGGGGACATGGGGTCAGAGAAAGAAGCTCTTCCCCAACAGCCCTACGTCCGCGGTGAAGGGCTTATTACCACTTGGGACGAGCTCACCGATGACTTGGACATCGACCCCAAGAAGACCAATGTGGTCCCGGTCAACTATACTCCGGAAGGTACGCTTACCCCCAGCGGTATTACGATTGACAAGCTGCTCTTTGCCAAGACCTGCATGCAGGCCCGCTACGCCCTCAATAGCGGTGGCACGCTGTGCATGGCCATTACGCCCCAGCAGGCATTCAATATGATGCGCCTGGACAAGTTGCAGAATATTGACTACGGCTTCCAGGCATTGAAGACCGGTTTTGTCAGCCCGCTGCTGGGCATCCGCTTCCTGATTACTGATTCCCTGCCGCTGGTCAATGTCGGATCGTCCAGCTCCAAGAAGTATGTGCGTGTCTGTCCGATGTGGCGATCCGAAGATCTGGTGTACGGTATTTGGGAAAATGCCAAGTTCCACATGCGCCAGCCGGATAATTACATCGACAAGTTGTTGGCGGGGGTAACCTTCGGCATGGGCGCGGCCCGTACCAGGGAAGAAACTGTGATTTCTATCCACTGCGAGGAAAAGTTCTCTGCGGCTTAATTCGGCAACATTGATATTGGTTCGCATCCAGGCGGGCGGCTTCGGCTGCCCGTCTTTTTTGTCATACGAGTGTTACAGAAACGTTACAGAAAGTTGTAAATATTTGACAGTAATTTATTATAAACCCGTCATCCGCTCCAACTTTTTATAGCAAAAGGCCCGCACAAATGTTGATGATGTGCGGGTTTTATATTATGGTTCGTACAGAAAAACCTGCCCCCCTATTGCAACACCGTTCCAGGAAACATTTTCATCTGCTCTGGTGAGGCCCACCGAACGACCCTCCTCCATGCATTTCATGGAAATGTTGTCGAAAGGCGGCCTCCGTCAACATTGCAGACGTTGCCGGTTATCACAGGCGCATCCTGTATTATTGCTTAATGATTCAGTATTTATCC